AACCTAAACCAGCTCCTAAAGCACCTAAATTAGATCCAACAGCTCCTGCCTGAGCTGCTGTAGAAGCTAGTGGGACCATTCCTTCACCAAGAGCTATAGCTAAATCAGCCCCTGTTAATGCACCAGCCGCTGCTGGTAATCCTGAAGCAGTTGCAGCAAGTGACGCAGGTGCAGCAGTGCTTGCTAATGTTCTAGCAGCTTCAGCACCACTAAACAAAGAACTAATTTCAGGAAGACTACTTAGTCCAATAGCACCACCAACAATTCCTAATGCTTGTAGCCATCCTTTACCTTCAGAAGTATTAGGATCAGCAAGCCTTGTTGTTGTAGGTGTACCATAAGCATCGTAACGCTGTACAACGATCTTATTCCCCTGTCGTCCGATAGCTTTCTCAACGGTGATATCTTCACCTTTATCTAACTGACGGACATTACCTTCAGTACCAATGGTACGTTGTACATCACCAGTAAGCAATGTACCCATCGGTACACCAGCATTCAAGAAGTATTGCCGTACTTGCTCTACAGGTAATCCAGTAACAGTAGCTAAGTCTTGTGCTGTAGCTCCATAAGCAGCAGCAGCTTTCCTTATTGTTTCTGGGTCATTAAGATTAGCGACAATAAAGTCAATAACGCCTTGCTTATCTTGAGGTGACAGATTAAAAGTGGTTGCCATAGTTAACCTTACTTAAACAGTTCGTCCTGTCTTGAAGAATATGTCGATTTGTTGAATCGATAACGGGTCTGATACAATGTTAGCTTCAATACCTACTTGAAACACCTGACCTGTATTACTAAGCTGTGCTGTAAGTCTATTGATTGCTGTGTTTGTACTAAAGTATTCATTAATATTGTATTGAGCTATGTTGTATTCAGATTGACTTGTACTTGGAATAGCACTTAGTTCAGCTATTTGATAATTTGTGGTATAGTCAGTACCCCATTTAAGAAAAACTGTAGTGCTTAGCCCACCAACAACTAACATACTTAACTTCTTTAATATCTTTAGTACAGAAGCATTACCAACGTCAATATAAGAAGTATAGTACACAAACCGTATAGTACTACCATTATCCGAATAAGCTGCTCCGTATTCACCAATGTAACCTGTTCTGCTTATGTATAACTTTCTATCCTTAGTGGATACAAAGGCTTTAGGGTATAAAGTCCATGTAGTTGTTTTACACGAACCATCTTGTAACTTAGTCTTTAAATCAAAGCAATAAGTAATACCACGAGAAGTTAAACTCAGAAGATAAAAAGCATTCTTTTCATCGTATACTGATTTGATTGCTTCATTATCATTGTTAATCTGAACATCGTTGATAAGAAGGTTTCTGACATTCTTTGATACATCGAACAAGGGTGGTGACTTCTCTTGGATGATACGTCCAAGGCTACGAACACCAGTGTCAGATAAGAAGAACAGATCTGCTCCAACATCCTGTACTGAGTCTCTAGCGATGCAACCAACACCATCAATGACTTCAACTAACTTTAGATCATTAGCAGGATCTACGTCAGCACCAGAATAGATGATGATTGTTTTCTTACAAAAGATAACTAAGTAACCGTTAAAGCCTGCTAAGGCTACGATGCTGTCAGTACCGTTAGTCAGTACAGTTTCAATGCTTACAGAGCCACTAGCACCACCAGACCATTTAACACCTGACAAAGTGTCTGACCACCATACGGTTGTTTTGTCTGTGGTTGTGTCGGCTACCCATAAACGACCATAAGCGGCTAAGACTTCGTTACCGAGCTGTACTGTTCCTGAATAGCCACCATGCGCCGAAACCAATCCCCAAGTATTAGCGGCATGATCATATAAGATCGGATTATGTGCTCGTTGAAAGAAGTAGGTGTGATCATTGAAGCTAACAGCTTTCCAGTTCTGTGCAGTCCAAGTAGCGGATCCATCATATTTCTCAGTTAAGGTTGTTGTACCACTATAGATACGGTTGTTACCAATGCTGATGATCTCTGTTGTACCTGCTTTCTTAACTACTTCATGTAATAGTGTTGGCTCTGTGTTGTTGTATCCAGCAGAGGTATTGACGTTATCCCACCCAGCCCTAGCAGCAATACGACCATACTGATCAATAACAGCATTCTCTGCTGTTAATGCAAACTCTTTTGGAAGAGCTACAGAAGCATCCTGAGTATTAAGCCCTGCAAAGCCAGGAGCTACAATACTTGTAGACAGCAACTGTGCAGCCATTATGTCCACTCCCAAGTAGTTTCATCACCGTATCTTTCTGCTTCAATAGATATATACGATGCTACTGCTTTACGATAAAGATCAGCTTGTTGATCACTTAAGCGACCACCATCCTCACCACGTTCATTGATAGCACGTAGATAAGCACCTTGAATAACTAACTCTGACGGTACATAGACAACATCAGTGCCTGCTGACAAATCTGCTTGAGGAACAACACAGTCTACTTTAACAGTCAGTACTGATGTCGGTACAGGCCATAAATCAATTGTTAATACACCTGTAGCTGCTGTACTGTTACCAACAGAGAAGTATTGTGGATCTCCAGTAGTTGTTCCCTGAAGATTAGTCCACTCGTGCATCTGATACTGTGTAGCCTGAACTAAGTCTCTTTTGAGAGAAGGAATATAAATACTTAGAAGACGAGATCTAGGATTTGTACCAGGAATCTCATAGTTTTGTGTACCGTTAGCAGTAGAGATTGTCTTTGTGGTGCGTAGTACAGACCAGTTCCAAGCATCCTCTACTTCACGTTTAGCTTCGTTAACAAAGTCACTAACTAACTTAACATAGTCAGTGTCAGTTACTGAAGCAGCTTCTGTTTGACGAAGTCTACGTAGAACACCATTAACACAATCTAAGAATGTAGCCATTTAGATCACCATTTGACCTTATCAGCCCAATATGCAGCAGACATCTTACCTTTACTGATGTTGTCAGCATGACGAGCCTTAAAAGATTCTCTACGTTTACGATATGAAGAAGACTCTCCTTCTTTCTTAGGAGAGCCTTGTACTCCTTGTTGACCGAAACGAATCAACTTAACTTGATCACCTTCTTTCGCAACAACAACGTGACTTTTAGTAGGATGGTCTGGTGTTTTTTTAGGACGATTATATCCAGACACTCCTGCCCTTTCTAATCTAGGATCTTTCATTTCTTTTTCTTAGGCTTAGTCATATCAGCCTCTGAAAGAGCAATAGCCACTGCTTGCTTACGTGACTTTACAACAGGACCACCTTTACCACTATGTAGTGTTCCTTCTTTGTATTCACGCATAACTTTCTTTACTTTAGCAGGTTTCTGTTTCATGAAGGATAACCCATCTTACGTTCTTTAGCCTTCATAGACTTAGATTCTTTCTTCTCGTGCATCTTCTTAGCTTTCTTCGATGCGTACTCTTCAGCCTGTTTTTTACCTTTAGCTGTATAAGGAAACTTCTTATCACCTACCATCGGCATTTGTTTTCTCCTTGTTCCTACGAAATATAGATTGAATGGTATCAGTTTCCCAGATACGAATAGCTGTCCACACAATAGTGAGGATTGCAGCAATAGCTGGTAATAAATTAGCCAATGTACCTACAACCGTAATGATTGAGAGAGCATCTCCTAGCTGCTTAGCTTGTTCGTCTAGGTGTAGAGCCATAGCTATTCTGCCGGTAAATTTTCAATCTGTTGTTGTAGTGCTTGTATTTGTACCAACAAGTCTTGTTTTGTAACGACAACAGGAACAGGTTGTGATAGCTCAATAACAGGTGGAATCCATTCACCTTCTATATAATTATATCCTGGTCCTACGTTGTTAGGACAAGGAATCCATCCTTGCGATATAGCAAATGCTTCGTTATCCGCTACTACGACATTAACAACTAACTGGTTTTCAATGATTGCGTATCTCATGGTTTAATACTCCACAATACATATTCCATTAGTGCCTGACAAAGATCCGTAGACACCACGAACACCAGAGGCTCCTGCTCCGTACCCAGTGCCTTGTAATCCATTCGACCCAACCCCAAAGTCATTTGCACCCAGCCCTAATAATGACCCTCCTGAAGGAGACGCATAGTCTGGGTTGCCAGGGTTGTTTCGAGCTCCCCTTTGACCTGTTATGTTTATATCACCATTTGATGCAGATCCACCTGCTACGGTAACTGTACCGTCTGAAGATCCTCCGCTGCCCCCGTTTGCTGTTACTGTTGAAAATCCTGACAATGCGAATGATGAATTCCCACCGGCTAAACCACTATTTGTTCCGCTATTTCCAGCACCTCCAGCTCCAATTGTTACTGTTGCGCTAGCCCCAGGAGTAGCTCCTGTAAACCATTTTATTGCTGTTCCGCCACCAGCACCAGAACCACCGACTGCGTTACCAATAGAATTTGATCCTCCACCACCTCCGCCACCTACAATGGTGACTTTGAATCTTCCAGAACCTGGAACAGTAAAAGTTCCTGACGATGTGAAAACCTGCGCTTGAGAAAATCCAGTTGCAAGTCCAGAAGAAGTCCAAGCAGATCCGTTAGATAACAAAACATTACCAGCAGTACCAGCTGACAAAGTAACTAACGATGCTGATCCATTACCAAGTAATACAGTACCTGCTGTAGCAAACGATAAGCCAGTACCTCCATCAGAAACAGAGAGGTCTGTTGTTAGGTTTGAAACGGTTCCACTTGATAAAGTAAAGCCACTAAGATTTAAATTAGTGGCAGTACCAGAAGCAGCATCTAACTTTGTAGAGATAGCTGTGGCAATGTTATTGTACTCAGTATCGTGCTCAGTACCTTTAATAATCTTGTTCGCGTTACCACTCGGTAGCGAGTCTTTTGCAGCAAAGTTAGTTGTCTTTGTATAGTTAGACATGCTAATCAATCCTCTTTGGTGTTCTTACCCTTTTGGACCTTTTCAGTTTTCTTTTCTTCTTGTTCTTTTACTTCTTCGTAATCAGGATGTTTTCTCATCTCAGCAATATCAAAGTCATACTCTACATTAAGTAAGTTGTTTGACCATATACATCTAAAAGTAACCATTGTGACCTCTATATAAAAGAGAAGCTGCCTAAGCAGCCTCTCTATAGTGCTTCTAATTAGCTCGGAATGATCAGAGCAATACCAGCATCGTTACGCAGCTCTGCAACACCGTAGAGTGTGTCAGCAGTGTAAAGCGTAGCTAGGTACTCTTG